TCATCTAACCACCATCAACTCATCCCATCGCGTCGTATACCGCTGGCTCATCATTTCCCGCTTCATCGACCACTCAGCAGTCGCCGGGATGCGCCCAAGCCGTACCGTACCCCTGCCCTCGCGCGCGTTGATCTGGTCGACCACGGCCATCAGCCGATCGGCGCCTGGCCGTGGGGCGGCGGCGAATAGGTCGCCGGTGAACTCGCCTCGTTGCCGCAGATCCATCAGCAGCACTTCCGCTTTGCTATAGGCGTAGCCCTTCCGGTAGATGGCCTCAAGCCCGCGCACGGCCGCGGCAGCAAGCACGCGAGTATCGTCAGTCGGGTATGGCAGCGGGCAGCTGATGGCGTTGGCGTAGCGCGGCTGGTTGGAGTTGTGCATGCCGGTGCGGATGGCCACTTGCAGCGCGCCGGCCAGGCTCTGCTGCGACCGGAGCTTCTCGGCGGCCTTGGTGACGTAGGCCACAACCGCTTCGCGGATTGGAGCGATGTCGCGCAGGCGGCTGCCGAACATCTTCGAGGAACAAATCATCTGCCGCGGCGGAACCGCCTCCTCCAGCTCGAGGCAGGAGATCCCGCGCAGCTCGCGTGCGGTTTTCTCCAAGACCACGCTGAACTGCCGGCGCAGCGATGCCGCGTCGTACTGCGCCAGGTCCCAGGCCGTTTGAATGCCAAGCGGTCGCAGCCGGGCCGTCAGCCGCCGGCCAACCCCCCACACTTCGCCAACCTCTGTCATCCGCAACAGCCGATCGCGCCGCTCCGCATCGCGCAGGTCGATCACCCCGCCGGACTTGCGCCAGGTCTTGGCGGCCCAGTTGGCCAGCTTGGCTAGGGTCTTTGTCGGCCCTATTCCCACCCCCACCGGTATGCCGGTCCAGCGCAGCACTCGTTCGCGCGCCTCATGCCCCAGCGGCGCCAGGTCGCCCGCCATGCCCGTCAGGTCGGCGAACGCCTCGTCGATGCTGTACACCTCGATTCGCGGAAACATTCCCTCCAAGGTCGTCATCACCCGGGCGCTCATCTGCCCGTAGAGCTCGTAGTTGCTGGAGAAACAGACCACGCCCCACTCGCGCATCTGGTCGCGCCACTGGAAATACGGGGCGCCCATGGGGATGCCTAGGCGCTTGGCCTCGCGGGTGCGGGCGATCACACAGCCGTCGTTGTTGCTCAGCACTACCACCGGCACGCCGTCGAGCCATGGCCGGTAGACACGCTCGCAGCTGCAGTAGAACGAGTTGCAGTCGATCAGCGCGAACATAGCTGGTGCAGATTGTGAGTGGCCACGCCCCATACGTGCAGGGATTCGGTAACGCGGAACGCGCGGTAATCCGGGTTCTCGGGTTGCAGCCACACCCCATCCGGCGACACCTGCAACCGTTTGACCGTCATGCCGCCGTCGACGTAGGCGACGACGATCTGCCCGGAGCGCGCCTCCAGCGCCCGGTTCACCACGAGCACATCGCCGTCGTAGATGCCGGCGCCGACCATGCTGGGGCCCTCTACCCTTACTAGGTAGACGTGTGGCGTACGCAAGTCGACCAGCTCATCGATGGAGAGCGTGACCTCCTCATAGTCCGCCGCGGGCGAAGGAAAGCCGGCCGGAACACGAGTGTCCACGTACTGCAGGAATGTTGACGATGGGCCGAGCTGGCCGAGGATCGTGGCGCGCATGATACTACTCTGCGATTACTGTATATGCGTACAGTAAACCGCGAGCGCATCATGCGGTCAATGAAGAGAGGCAGCCATCCGATAGCAGGCTGGAGGGGATATGTGCGGTCGATTCACGCAGTACCGAACAGCGGTTGAGTACCTGGATGCGCTGCGCTACGACAAACCCATCGAGGGCGGCATCGATCCGGAGCCGATCAACCGCTACAACGTCGCGCCGCGTTCGCGAGTGATGATCCTCTACGAGACAGACACGGGCCTGCGCATGGCCAAGCTGCCTTGGGGCTATCAACCGTTCTGGGCTGTCGGCAAACGCCCGCCCGCGATCAATGCCCGCGTCGAGACGGCAGCGACCAGCCGGTTTTTCCGGGACATCTGGGCCACCGGCCGAACACTGGTTGCTGCGGATGGCTGGTACGAATGGGTGAAAGACCCTGCGGACCCGAAAAAGAAGCAGCCCTATTACATTCGCCGCAAGGATGGCGAGCCACTATGGTTCGCTGCGCTCGCCCAGCTGGACCGTACCAGTCTGACCGAACGTGACGGCGATGGCTTCGTGATCATCACCGCCAACAGCGACCAGGGCATGGTGGACATCCACGATCGCCGCCCGGTCGTGCTCGAGGCAGACTTGGCGCGGGAGTGGATCGAACCGGACCTGTCTCTGGAGCGCGCCGAGGAGATCGTGCGCGACCTGGCGCTGCCGGTTGAGGCGTTCGAGTGGTTCGCCGTTGATCGAGCCGTGGGGAACGTACGCAATGAGGGATCGGAGCTTATCGCTCCACTAAAATAATCCTGAAAAACAGCGGTGCGCGGCAACCTTCCAAGTATATCCTGTTCCAAATCTTGGCCCCTGCGGCGCAGCGTTCGCTATTACTCCTGAGAGCCCTACATGGAATCGTCGATTCAGCTTTTTCTCGAACCTACAACCTGGGTTGCGCTGGCGACCTTGATCGCGATGGAAGTAGTGCTAGGCATCGATAATCTGATCTTCATATCCATCCTCACCAATAAGCTCCCTGAAAGCCAGCGCGAACGCGCAAGACGCATAGGCATCGGCCTCGCACTCGTTTTGCGGTTAGGCCTGCTTGGCACTGTAGCTTGGATTGTCCAGCTCACCGAGCCGGTTATAGAGGTTTTCGGTAATGCATTCTCTTGGAAAGACATGATTCTCATTGCAGGCGGCCTGTTCCTGCTATGGAAAGCAACAAAAGAGATCCACCACAGCATGGACCCTACGCCCGGTGGGGACATGTTTGAGGGAAAGCCCATTGAGCGCGGTGCAACGCTAGGATTCAGCGCGGCCATCGGTCAAATCCTGCTGTTGGATCTTGTGTTTTCAGTCGACAGCATCATTACGGCCGTCGGCATGACCAATCACATCGAGATCATGGTTATCGCTGTCATCGTTGCAGTCACCGTTATGCTGGTGGCTGCCAACCCGCTTGCTAACTTCATCAACCAGAACCCTACCGTCGTAATGCTCGCGCTTGGTTTCCTATTGATGATCGGCATGACTCTTATTGCGGAAGGCTTTGGCGCCCATGTACCCAAGGGCTATGTCTATGCTGCAATGGCGTTCTCTGCCGGGGTCGAAGTGCTGAACATGCTTGCGCGCCGCGCTAAACAAAAAGCAGCGGCCGCATTAATAGCGGACGACTCGAGAGTTAAGTGATTGTTATGGATAAGCAGGACAAACTGTTCCGATAAAGGCGCTAATCCCTATTGCTACTAGCGCCCCGCTTCACTCCATCGTAGACGCGCTCGCAGGTGAGCCCTGCGCTGCGGGCGCGGCTAGCCGCTTCCGCCATTGCTCGGCCTTCTGATTCCAATTCTCCAAGCACGTCGGCAAACACTGCGGTGGCGTCTGCCCTTGCCTGGCGCTCGCCGGCAGTTCCGGCATTGCAGGTAGCGAGCTGAGTGGCGAGTCGACTGGCTTCGACCCGCAGCCCTGCAGCAGTAACGCTGGCGCGATCAGCAGCGCGGCGCAAACCTTCAAGTTCTTCATGGCCCTTGTTCCCCTCTGTATCGGCGATCAACTGCTGCTTGCGCTCGATCACTCGAACGACCTTAACCGTCTCCACCTGCTGCTGAGCGATACCCTCCCCCAGCCTCCAACCGTTCACCTTCCAGCCAGCCGTGAAGCACAGCGCGGCCAGCAGCCCGTAGATGGTCGAGCGCTCAACCAGCGAGGCGATCACGACTCACGCTCCGAACGCTCGGCGTTGAACAGGGATAAGGGCTCAGCGATTACAGGCACACCTGCAGGCCAGCGATAGCCAGTTACGCGCGCAACTGGGAATGCCTTGATGTTCACGGCGTCCGACTGGTTACCGCCGAGAATCAGTAGATTGCCGACCTTATCGCGACCAACTGCAAAGCCGACATGGCCACCGCCATGGCGAGTAAACACCACGATGCAGCCCGACACCGGAAGCGCCAGGTGTTGTCCCCAGTCGAGATACGAACGGGCACTTTCGAATCGACTGGAACGGATGCCGACACGCTCAAGCATCGCTCCGACGAACGCTGCACACCATGGCGTCTCGTCGTCCCTGATGCCTCCGCGCTTGATGTCCCGCCACATCTGCACTATCTCAGGGTTATGATCAGGGCCATGCACCTCGTGCAGGCCGATCAGCTTGCGGGCCTCGATCACCCACTTGGGTTCGTTGCTCTTCATCTTTCCTCCAGGCACAAAAAAGCCCGCACGTGGCGGGCCGAGGGGTTTCAATGGTCAAAGCGAGTGTTCAGGCTTTCGCGGCCGGCTGGGCAGCGCAGGCGATACGTGATGCCGTGCCCACAGAAATCGACTTTGCTGAGGCGGAGATCAGGCCAGCTGACCGTTTGGCCGCCATGCAAGAATTGGAAAGGTTGGCCAATCGGCTATTGGCTGAAGCCCTGCGCCTTGAAGCGCTTTAGCTCACCGCAGGAGCACGGGGTTACAGGGAAAGCAGCTCTGAGATCTGCGGCATCGAACACACAGCCGACTCGATCATCGCCGGCAAATCCTCCGTAATATGGTCGTACGCCTGATTGATGCCGATATAGAAGCCTGCCATCGAACACGACGTGCCGAAGGCGACCACCGTGAGGATGCGTTTGATGGACGCGCGCATTGCAATTCCCTTTGCAAATGGATGAAGCGACGATCCTGCCGGATTTTTTGCCAATGACTGGCGCGCTCGATCACACATCCACACCCCGGATATGACAGATTCAGGGCAGCTACCGTGTCGCATGGATAAACTTGCAGACAGCTACGTCGGCGCTGACGCCAGTTGGTGCCATGACCAATTTCCAGCCATGACTCTCGACACATAGATGTCGCCATTCGGCAACATTACGAACATCGGCCCGGCAGGGGTCATGTAGTTGATATCGTCTACCGTCTCCGCCACCACTACGGACATCATTTGCTGCCAGCGCCCACCTGATCCCGGATCGCTTACGCGGAGATAGAAGTCGCCGGTATCGAGATCGGTGTAGTGGCTACCAATCGCTGCGGCGGAGCCGATGCCGGTCACTTCTGGCGAGCCATTTCCTGAATATGTGTGTTGCGTAATAGCCATTGCATTCATTCTCCTACCAGGTTGTAACCGGACTCATCGACCAACTCATTTCCCAACTCGTCGGCCAAGGCGCCATCCACGCCCTGGCCCTGTTCGAGCTCTTCAACACGCGCGGCGAGGTCGGAAAGCAGCTGCTGCAAGATGGGGACCTGTCGCGCCTGTTGCATGAGGTACATCGCCTGCTCCGCCGTGATGGCGTTGTAGATGACACTGCCAAGTGACCAGAGCTGGTCCGCTGTGCCTTCTCGCGCCCTCACTAGGGTGGCGACGCCATTCGCGACGGTTGCGTCGACGATCTCCCACTCGGTGCCGGCCGTGTCAGCCAGCGTCAGTCGGTACTCGCCGTCAGGCAGGTCGAGCGGGCACGACGTAGCACCCTGCTCCAGGTCAATTGCCCGGAGCCAGTTGTTGACGTAGTTCATCGATTACACCCAGGTGAAGTAGCCGCCGCCGAGACGCGCGCGCTTGATCTGTCCAGTGACGGGGTTATAGGCGCCGACCGAAAAGCCAGTGTGGTAATCCCACAGCGCCTGGCTGAAATTGCTTGCAAACCGGTTGTGGCCTGGAATCAGGTTGCCGGTCGCCGTGTCGCCAACATCAACCCCCGATGGGGTGATGGCAGGGCCAGCGACGTACTCGAACTGGTTGTTGCCCATACAGCGAGCCATGGCCGAAATGACCTTGTTGCTCGACTGCAGTCCGGCGTACCAGGTCAGGTCGTAGTTCGCGTTGCCGTAGGACGACGCCATGGCCAGTCGTGGCGCCCCGTCATGTCGAGGACCGACCGCGCCCGTGATGATTTCGCCATGGATGGACGGCACCCGAATCACCGGGGCATTGGTTTCGACGCTCGAATAGTTGGTTGACGAAAACCGCAGCGAATACGTCGTGATGTTCGGATTCTGGTCTTCCGTGTAGCCCGCGGTGAACCATGGCTGGAAGCCGCCATTGCCGATCTTGACCAGTGCGGTGTACTGGTAGTCACGCACATACGGGCTCCACCACTGCTCCATGTCAGCGCGCGATACGGGCTCTTGCGCGGTAAGCGTGAGGCTGGTGGAAATGCGGATGGTTACAAGCTGCGGCGTTCCGTCAGGCCCGTACCATCCGCCAATCACTCGGTCCTTGGTGGCCGTTGCCGTCGAGGATCCGTGACCGTAGCCGATCGCATACTTGAACGGCCCGTCTCCCGTCCCGGTGAGCAGCGGCTTATAGGGTGGATCTGGCGGTTCGCCCTCCCCTGAGTACTTTGCCCAGCTCCCAGCCGAGCCGACCAGCCAGAGCGTTGCTTGGGTTAACGGGCCGCCGTCCTGTGCGCTGATGTTCGTGCCGGTCATGCAGGCCGTATAGCCGGCAAGCACATTCACCGTCATGGATGTGAAGTCAGCCGAAAAAACCGCCTCAATGATGGCGCCGATTCCTTCGTCGGCATCCTGATCAACACGGATCTGATAGGGATAGGCGGTGTAGCTCCGGGTGAATCTCATGCCGAACATCCAGCGGCGCCCGTCTGGCGTTGTGTCCAGCAGGAACGCCTCTCCATATTGGTTGGGCAGCTGTTGAAGCGCCGCAACCGGTGCCCGCACATCCAGGAAGCGCGGCCCGGCCTTGAGGCTTATAACCGCTCGAACCTCAGCCCCAAGAACTGGCCCGAGATTCACAGCGGACATTGAGATACTCGCCAGTTCGTTGCCTACCCGAACACGACGATTGAGTAGATTCAGCCCCCAAGCATTGAAAATTGAGGCGTTGCCGTTTCCGCTCGCGATGTACTTGTTCCACAGCCTTGCCTCTGGATCGTCCGGCTGCAGCGCAGGCTCCGGAAGGCCAAGGTCTACCAGGTAGGTGTTGCTCGGCGTGGGCCCGGCAAACATGCTCGAGTAGATCTTGCGGCCGCTGGCAAGCTCAATGTAGCGGGCACCAGAGACTGGCGTGACGTAGAGGCCGTGCCATGGCATGCCGAAGGTAACCAGTTCTTCGCCAGCAAAGAAGTCAGGAATTGACATTCGGGAACTCCAGAACGACCGGCGCGCCGTTGGCGGCGGTCATCGTGACCTTCTTGACAGCGCGAACCTCGAAGAAGACCGCGCCGTCTGTAGAGGGCCGCAGAATTGACGGGTGGACCTCACGGGTTCCGGCCGTCTCGATCAACGGGCTGGCGATCCCGCCGCCGGTAGCGCCACCAGTCGCAGGGCCGGATGACGTGCCGCGCCCCTTCTGTGCAGGCAACGCACCTACCGGATCGATGCGAGGAAGTGGCTTGGCCTGCCGCGGCGGCTGAACCAGGGACTGGATGTCGTCGGCCACGCTCTTACCCGTCCGGCGCGCGGTCATGGCAGCCCCGCTGGCCCTCCGGCTTGCCTCCATCGCGGCACCACTTCCGCGGCGGCTCGCTTCCATGGCCGCACCGGAGGCGCGGCGCCGTTCCTCATTGGTCATGGTCATAGCTCCAGCAAATCGTTGGGGATGCCGATGCGATAGAACGCTTCGGCTGAGGCCGTGCGCTCGTCGCGATACTCGGCACCGATTTCGCGGGCATTGATGTCGAATCGGCGCGGGTAGAACTCGGCCGGCATGTTGTCGTTCGTGTCGTAGTTGCCCGAGAAGCCTGGCCGATCATCGTCATACGGACCGATTGGGAAGCCCGTGTACGGGTCAACCTGGCGGCCACCGAGCTGGGTGCCCAGCAGCAATTGAGCCGACGACGTAAACGGCGGCAGGCTGGTATCTGGCTGCGCAGGGACAGCCAGCGCGTCACTGACACCGCCGCCGCGCATGATCGCAATGCTCAGCGAGGTGATCGCTTCACCGCTGCCAAGATCGAACTGGTGGACGATGCGCCGGCATTTGCCAACCGCGTGAACGCCCTGGTCGGCGATCTCAAGCGTGTGCCACAGGTCGATGCCCATCGCCATGCTGGTCGGGATATCCCAGCTGAGCGTCGTCTCCCGGTGAGCGCCGACGATCATCGCCTCGCCAATACGCAGCGCGGTTGCGATGGCATTGCTGCGCCGGCCTTCGTCGGAGAGGTCCTGACTGCCAGTTCCGCCACCGCGGATCGGATCGCTGCCCCAGCTCTCTGCCTGATCGCGCTCGATCGACACGGTGTAGCCAGCGCGCTGAACGATGCGAGTCAGCTCTGACTCGCCGGCAGCAGTGGACAGCACCAGCTTGTAGCTCTCGGTTACGCTCTGCACCCAGCGCCTGGCGCCGGTGAACGAAGCCGACAGCCAGAGGTTGTCGAAGGTGTTGACCCAGCCCTGGCCGTCGCCGCACGGGTTGGCCATGGACAGCGGCAGCTTGTAGCCGCCCACGCCGCCGAGCAGCTGCTGGCCGCTTCCGGACACGGCGCTGGCGATCATGTCCGTGTCAGGAAGCTCAGTCGCCCACACGCGCCAGTTACAGAACCCGCTCTGGCCGCCGCCCGCGTTGACGTGAGTCCAGCTGTAGCCCTCGTTCAGCTGCCAGAGGCGCGGATAGCGGTAGCTGAATTCGATCTCGACGCGATTGGTCGTCGCCTCAAGGTCGGATTGCTGCAGGTCGATCTGCTGATAGAGCGTTGTGCCCGGGCCAAATACGAAATGCGGCGCCGTGGCGTACCAGCTCGTCACGCGCAGATCGCCGTAAGCGGAACAGTCCAGGCTGGCGGTGCGGGTGCTCATGCGTTCGCGGGCATAGTCCCAATGGCTGCGGCCCTCGACCGGCTCAAATAGGTCTTCTGACCAGCGCCCGCCGACCAGCGCATCGATAGCCGCGATCGTCAAGCCCTCGACCCGCTGCTGCAGCTGGTCTGAGCATTCGCAGGTCAGGATGCGATTGACCGGGTTCCAGTCGGCACGGCTGATCTGCCCGGTGAACTTGCGCGCTTCGGTCGATTCGCCTTGGCTCGTGCTGATGTAGTCGATCGATACCGCCCGGCCCTTCCAGTCCGGAGGCACTACGGCGACGCCTGGCGCGATGAACAGATCGAAGCCAGCGATGCCCGCGGCGCCCTCTTCCCGGTCAACGGTGACCGTGCCGGTGAGCATGGGCGTCAGGTTAAGCCCGCCGACCATCAGGCGCAGCGTCCAGAGGAACGACTGGCCACGGACGATGTACTCGGGATCTGCTGCGGCACCGGCCAGGCCATTCAGCGGCACGGCGTTGAGTGGCGAGGCGTTGAGCATTTAGGCTTCTTCCCAGGGGATGGACCAGGTGTGCGAGGACGACTGAGCCTTTGATGGCTTGGAAGCAAACACCGAGTACACGGGCAGCCACGACACCTGGTAATGCGTTGCTCCGGCGACCTGGGTCACGGTCACCACCCCATCATGGGTGGCGCAGGGTGTGCGCACCCAGCGCCCGTCCAAGAACGCATGCGCCCATGGCGCCTGGTCAGGCCGTGGCGTGCTGGTGAGCGTGAACGTCGGGCCAGGCCCCACGATGTTGCTCACCTGCATGGTGCGCAGCTCGAGCGGCTGGCTGAAATCCAGCCCATCCAGCCCAGGGGGCATCAGGCCCGCGCCGGTGATGGTTCCGCCCGTCTTCTGCCAATGCTGCATCTTGACTGCCGCACCGTCGCTCATCCGGAGCACGGTGCTGCCGCCAATGGCTTCTTCGGTTTGTTCCGGCGCACCCGCGTGCGCCACGATCGGCACACCGCCGAGCATGATGGTCAATGACATGGTTTCCCCGTTAGCGGTGAGTGCGGCCGAACTTCCGCGCGGCGGCGCGCAGGGGGTCGACTTGGGATGCCGGCGCGTAGAGCTGGTAGGTTTCGCCGCCCAACTTCAGGTCGATGGTGCCGAGCTTCGGCATGTGCGGCTCCATGCTCGCAACCTCGCCGATCAGGCCACCTTCGGCGAAGCGCGGGATGGATGGCGGGACGATGCCCTGGTTGATCATGTTCAGGAACGGCACGCCCAACTTGCGGACGGCGGCGGCATTGATCATGTACTCGCCGTTCGAGCCATACATGAGGATGCTGTCGCTGGTACCGGTGCCAGGCCCACGAATCAAACCGCCGGTTGCATAGCCCGGCGGCACCGGGCCGGGGTCCTGCAGCGTATAAGGCTGCGTGAAGTCGTATTGCGCGCCGACCTTGACGATGATTTCCCGCTTCGCCAAGGCATCCAGCGCGGCCTGCACCTGCGCCAGCGCTGCATCGTCCAGCTTCACGCTGACGGGCATGTCCTCGAGCGCCGCGGCGGCGGTCTTGAGGCTGAGCATTTCCTGCTTGATGTCGGCAATTTTCTGCTCAGCTCGGCTCTGCTCGATGTCGTTGGCGGCGAGCTCGATGTCGCGCAGCTCCCCAATGAAGCCGGCAAAGCCGTAGGTGTTGGCCCCTGCCGCCTGCAGTTCCTGCAGCATCTTGAGCGCTGCCTGCGCCTTGGCTTGCGCGCCCTCGACATCGCCGGCCCGCAGCGCCTCACGCGCGCCAACTTTCAGCGCGCTCGCGGCACCAAACGAGGCCTCACCGCCGGCATTCATGCCGGCGATAGCTTCCTGGTAGCGCTTCTCAATGTCCAGCCGGGCGTTGCGTACTTTCTCCAGCTCGCTGTTGGCCTTTTTCTCCGCGGCGATCAGCGCCTTTACGCCCTGCTCCGAGGCTTTCACCATGCGCTCCTGCTGACCTTTCAGCTCGGAGATGTACTGGTTGCGCTGGCTGATTTCCTTCTCGCGACCAGCGGCAGCGGCGGCGGCAGCAACTTCGGAAAGGAACTGCAGCTCGGCATTGAGCCCGGTCTGCTGTTCCACAATTGCCGCTCTGAAAGCGACCAGAGCATCCTTCTTGGCCTGCAGCTCCTCGCGGCTGAATAGCAGGCCGTCAATCGTGGTGCTGAGGCCCGTGCCCTGCAGGCTGCGGTCGAGATCAGCGATCTGCTGGTCGACCTTGTCAAGCTCGGTCACCATCCCGGACGCGCTAGCCGCAACGAATGCGATCCGCTTGCCTAGGTCGACGAACTCAGAGGCGCCCTCGACCGCTGTTCCAGCGAGGGTTGCCAGGGCAGACGCCAGCTTCACCAGGTTATCGACCACCACCGGATCACTGAGCGTATCGCCAAGACTGTTGATGGCGTCGATCAGGGGCTGGACGTTCGCCTGCCCCACTGCTTCGTTCCATCGATCAGAGAGCGCGGTCATTGCTCCGCCGACCGTCTCTGGCAGGCTCTCGGCCTCAGCACGCAAGACGTCCAGCTGATCAACGAGGGCAGAAGCCACCACGTCGGCGGTCAGCAAGCCTTGAGCGGCCATTTCCTTGAGCGAGCCGATCGGCACGTTGAGAGAATCGGCCAGCGCCTGCATGAGGCGAGGCGCCTGCTCGGCAACGCTGTTGAACTCGTCACCGCGCAATGCGCCGGCGCCCAGCGCCTGGGCGAACTGAATAACACCGTTCTCGGCCTCCTGCGCGCTGGCACCGGAAACGCGGAACGATGTAGCAACGGCCTCGGTAACGGCCAGGATGTCTTTCTGACTACGCCCTGCCTCTTTCAACGGACGACTGATGCGCTGGTACAGCGTGGCCAGCGACTCGAGTGGTGCCTGGGTGGCAATTGCAATCCGCCGAAGCTCGGTCTGCGCGGTATTGAACTCCTCCTGGGAGCTGGTAGCCAGCTTCAGGCGAGCATTCATCAGGTTGTAATTGTCGGCCGCGCTGGCGACGCCCCGCACCGCGGCGGTCAACGCAGAAACGGAGAACACGCCGACCAGCGCCTTGCCAGCGGTACCGAGCTGCTTGTTCAACGAGGCAATGTCACCATTGATCTCGCTGAACATCTTCCTCGTATCGTTCTTGCCGTCGATGACCAGCTGCGTCTTGACCTTGGACATCTAGGAGAACTCCTCGAGCAAGCGTTTGAAGACCTTTGGTTTCGCATTGGCGGCACGCGCTGCGATCAGCGCGTAACGGGTTGCGCTGCGCTCTTCCTGGTCGATGGCAGCCAGAAACGTTTCGAGCTGCCGCAGGCTGTAGTCCTGTACGTCTGCCAGCGCATGGCCGGCACCGATCAGCCTTTGGACGACAGTTCCCCACTCAGCGCCCTTACCATTGCCGGCAGGGCTTCGCCGAAAAAACTTGAATTGACCCGCACCACCTCGACCAGTAGTTGTACCGCGACGGTTGCCGGCATGAACCACAGCTGCCAGGGCTTTAGGCTGGTGGTCACGAGAAGAACCTTCCGAAGCTCGCGGCTGTGGGTGGCGGCATAGCGGTTCATTTGCTGCACGCTGGCCTGGCTGAACAGTTCGACCAAGGCGCCTGCAGACTTGCCGTAGCGCTCGAAGTGGCGCAGCTTCACAGGCAGGATTTGCACGTTACGCCCCATCACCTCTACGGTGATCGGCTCAGGAAACAGGATTTGCAACTCGCTCATGCCAAACTCCGGGCAATAAAAAACCCGCCGAAGCGGGTCTTTTAGTTAATCAGTTGTGAATTGAAGTGAGTCTTCCATTCGTAAGGAATAACCGGACGTCTTTATATCCTTGGCATTTGTAGACCAAGTACTCCTTGATGACGTTGGCAGTAGTAGTTTTCGAAATATCGTCAGGATATCCCCATATTTCGCTTTGCCAGAGATCGTTCCGGTTCATACCAATAGCGAGCCCAGTCTGAGCTGAGCGCGCCTCACAGAGGCGTGCGTGCTTTGCTTTAGCTTGGTCGAAAATTGCGTTTCGCTCTCGCTGCAATTCTTCGAGCTTCCGACTCGACTCTGCCATGGCAGCTTCGCGCTCGGCTCTTTCTCGAGCAAGTTTCTGCTGCCAGGTCTCAGGATGTTTGAACTCGATTGGTTCTGCGGCTTCGCTGCACTTCTTATCCGAGAAAACAGTCTTCCCAGATGCATCGACACACTTATAGATGGTGTCAGCGCTGGCCCACGCTGGAGCAATCACAGCAGCCACAATTAAAACCAAGCCTCGCATCAGATTCCCTCCCTTTTGACGGGAGGGAATCTAGCACAGGATTAAGCTACCGCCGTGTTCTGCACTTCCCATTGCCACATGGCGGCTTCGTCCGCGTCCATGATGTTCGGGTCGGCCAGCAGCTTGATCTGCACGGGGATGGTGCCGAACTCAGCGCCCTGGTTCAGCGGCACACCGCCGTTGAGGGCGATCTTGCAGTAGAAGCACTGAATGCGGCGTTTCTCGCCGTTGCCGCCTTCGTTCGTCTGGCCGGTCATCACCCGGTAGAACTTCTGCCCGGTGGTGAACGGCTTGATGACATCGACGGTTGGATAGCTGTAATCCACCAGGATCGGCAAGCGGCGAAGCTCGCCAGCAGGCGGGGTGGTGGCGGCGATGGCGTTTGCCAGCGGACCGCCCGGCAGGATGCGAATGCCGTAAGGGCCAACTGCGTAGTCCACGTTGCGGGTATAGGTGGTCGCCCCGTCTTCGCTGGTCACCGCAGTGACTTCCAGCGGAATGTTAGCCAGCATGATGGCGCGATCGATATAGGCATCATGCGCCTCGCCTTCGACCTCACCGCTCGGCACTTGGGTGACCGAACCGTACATCGCAATTGCGGCTGCGCGCGGGCTGAAAGAGACGGCCTCGCCCGTCAGGTTGATCTCACTGGTGGAGGTCACGCTGTCCAGCGGTGGCAGCCCGATACGGGTCGGGTCCGCAACGGTAATCTCCGTCGTGGTCGGCTCAGCGGTGACGTTCTGCAGCTTGAACACTTCCTCGAAGTTCCAGCTCGGCCACGCGGCAACGAAGATCGGGCCGCGGAACAGCTGGGTGTGGTTCATCAGACTCATGGGTTTCTCCTGGCCTGCGGCCGTCAGTTGTAGCTCTCGACGTACAGCACGCCGATGGTGAGGGTGATGCTATGGGTGGTTTCGCCACCGCTGGCGAAGCGGAACTCAGCCTGATCTTCATCTTCCAGAAGGCCAGGAAACTTGCGCTCCGGCTGTTCCTGGCCGAAACCGAGCGCGCGCAGGATGTCGACGTGCACGGCTGATAGCGCCGCCTCATCCGCACTTTTGGGGAACTGCACTTCGATCTCATAGGTGCGCACCCGCGCGGCCTGCACCCCTGCGGCGCTGGTCTTGACGTCGTTCTGGGGGCGGATCAGCGCAAGCGGCAGCGGCGCCTTGTCTGTCGGTTTTTCCGTCGGGCCGTAAATGCGCTTGAGTTCGGTGTGGTAGCCGTTGGCGGGCTCTATCTGCTCGAGCCGAGCCCGCAGGCCCTGGCTGATTTCGCTTCCCTTGGTCATCGCACCCCCTTGGCGATCTCACGCTTGATGCGCCGCTCGAACTCCTGCTGCAGGACGATGTTCGTCCAGCGGATGGTTTGGCCGTCGGTCAGCTGCTTGAACCAGTAGGCCATCGACGGGCCCATGGCGGCCTGGAGCTTGAGGTTGCGGCGGTACTGCTTTGCGCCAACACGCTTGTCGCCGCGCGTGGACAAAGGCCGCTGGCCGATGCTGGCCGGGTTTACGAACCCGGCGGCGAGCTTGCGACCGCGCAGGCCGAACACGAAGACCCGGGCACGGGTCGGGCTGATCCATTCGAAGAACCAGCGGCTGTAGTCGTCGACCCGCACGCCAGAGCTGGACGGGATGATGCGGCTGTTCATTCGCCCGCGCCGGGCCCGCTTGATGGCCATCTTGCCCCGGACATCGGCATTGCCGAGCCGCGACCCGAGATGCGAGGTTTTGAACACTCCACGCATCCGTTTCACGTAACGCTCGGTGCGCGCCTTGGTCGCAGTGGTGTTGAGTGCACCGCGCAGCGCCGGGTCAACCTGACGCCCGACCTCTGCAAGCCGGGCCTGCGCCAGCTCGAGGCCGCTGACCTTGATCGAAAGCCGCATCAGACGACCTCCAGCCAGAGCCCGCGCACCACTCCATCATCGGACTCATCCGCGTAGGCGATCACGGTGTAGAGCTGGCCACCAATCAGCAGCTGGTCATCGACCTGCGGCCTTCCCACTTCGATCAGAGCAACCTCGGCGCGGGTTCGGTAGTCGGTGGTCTGGCCCATCTCATCGCGATAGGGCGCCTCGTGGGTAAGGTGTACGCGGCACGGGCCCGGTACGCCCTCGAGCGGCCTGAACTCGGCAGGGCTGCCGGCCAGTTCGCTGCAGGTAATGACCACCTCGGCGCGCTGCCCCGTGAAGTCCCGGACGTCGTCGATGAGCAGCAGCCTGTCGGCGGTGCGCACGTAGCGGCCGGGCCTCAGGCCCTCGTGCCACCAGGCTCTGACGGTGACCTTGGCCGGCGCGCGTAGCCCGCTGGCCGCTGGCGGCTCGGCGCTCTCCTTCGAGCGAATGCCTACCCAGATCCAGTCGATAACACGGGGGCGCAGTTGGCCATCCAGCTCGACCAGGTCAGCCGGGGTATTGAGGTTGCCAGAGCGCATTCAGACCCCCAGATTGATTCGGTACGGATACAGCAGGTTCTGCCAGGTAGGCATGCGCGTGTAGATGGTGCCCACCACTGCCGCCTCGCGGTTGGCATAGAGCTCCGCGGCGCCGATCAGGATCGCCGCGCGCACACTGGCAGGCACCGGAGCGAAAACAGGTTCGCCGACCTCTGGCTGCACCGTGGCAAGCCAGGGAATCGGGCGGTTGAGAAACTGGCTGGCCTGCTCGATTGCGGCATCCAGCTTGAGTTGCAGATCAGCATCCTCATGCCCGTGCCGAATCCGCAGATGGAGCTTGAGGTCGTCGAGAGTTGGTGCGGGCATGGGATGCTTCCTTGGTTACTTCGCCGCCTTGCCGGCGGCCGGCTTGTCGGCAGCGGCCTGGTCAGCGGCAGCCTTGTCGGCAGCGGCCTTATCGGCAGCGGCTTGGTCAGCCGTCGGGCCTGTCGCTTTGTTGGCGGGCTTGCTGGCCATTTTGTTCTGAGGTTCTGCCCGGGCTTTTTCCACCTTCGGCTCCTCGGTGAGGCCGAGCAGTGCAAGTTCCTTGGCACGCTCAACCGAGACGGTGATAGTGCTGCCACGCTTGGCATACACGCCCTGGTTGTTAAACCCCTTGAGGGTTTTTACCTTCACATCAGCCATGGCTTATGGCGCCCAGTTGCCTGGGCGCCCTCCTGGTTATGGGGTGACGGGCGCGTCGAACTCACCGTGCACGAACGACTCAGGGCGGTACACCGCCAGCGCCAGGCGCTCCTCGGCGCGAATGGTGACCATGTTGTTGCGGAAGTTATCGCCGTCTTCGGTCGACACTTCCACGGCGGCGTCTTCACGGTCGAACACCTGAGCGGCGATGTTCATCGCACCCACCAGGAACTCGCCCTCCGGCACGGCGTTGGTGTCTACCACCGGCAGGCGCCACATACGCTGGGTTCCGCCTTCTTGCACGTTCACCCAGATGTACGAGCCGTTGTCATCCTTCTGCAGCTCGATGTCGGCCCAGTCGATGGGGTTCAGCGCGATTCCGCTGGCGCGATATTCGGCGATGCGTACCTGCAGGATGGCGCGGCGCAGGGTGTCGATCTTGGTGTCGCCAGTCTTGCGCAGGCCGTCGTCGAAGGCGGTTGCTTGCGGGATCAGGCCCAGCAGGTTCTGGCCGGTGCCGTCACCGGCGATCAGTTGCTCTTCTTCCTTGTACTTCAGGCCGTAGATGGCGCGGCCGTTGATGTAGCTCTGCAGCAGTGGAATATCGGCCAGTACCTGCTTGGAAGCACGGAACCAGTGGGCGATGGTCTTGACCGTGGTGGTCTTGAGCTCGAACGACAGGTCGGACTGAGGCTTGGCATTGCCCTCGGCGACCATCGCAGCCATGTCCTGGAAGCCGCTTTCCTGAACGAACTCGATGGCGTTCGAACCGGTGCGGCCAGGCATGATCAGGTCACGAATGGTGAACTGACGCTCCGGGCCAGTGATGATGCCCGGCACGCGGGTGGGCTCGATGGCCACGCCCACGCCACCGGTACCGGTGGTCGCGCTGGTGATGTTGGTCACCGCCTTGACGTTCATGCGGGCGATGCCGCGACCCTTCTCAGCCAGGCACTTGAGGTCGTCGGTTTCGCTGAACTGCTCGCCGAGAGACTTGGCGCCGGCTGGGTCATTGGCGGAGAAGCGGCGGGCCAGCTTCTGCTCGACCTCCTGCAGGCGATCCTGCAAGCCGAGGCCGGACTTCACCAACCCGTCCAGTACGGTCTTGGTATCGTCCAGAATCTTGCCGTGCTGCTTGATTTCTTCGCTGGCTTTCTCGGCGAAGTTCTTGATCTCGGCGTCACGGCGATCGAGCGCTTCCATCACCGATTTCAGTTCCAGTTGGTCATCCGCGCGTTCCTTGCGCTGCATGCGGCTGTGCTCGTTACGAGCGGAATTGCTGAGTGCGTTTTGCATTGAGTAGTCCTCAGAGTGTGGGAAGTGACAGGCCAAGCGTGAGTCGTTCGCTCAGCGCCTTGATGCCGTCGGGTTCCGCCTGATCGCCCTCGGACTCGCTCCGGAGCAGGTGCTTCAAACCGCGGTTGGCGATCACCGCGGCTTGGGTTTTCGAGAAGCCTGCCTCGCGCAGGAGCTGCTCAAATTCGGGGAGGCTCGGTAGCGAGCCGTGAGCGAGCTTCGACTTGATGGTGTCGACGCGCGCATCGTCGTTAGCCGGGAAGGTGACCAAGCTGATCTCGACGAGATCCAACTTGGTGAGGGTGCGCACGCCGGTCTTTTCGTCTCGGCTGGACTCGCGCACGTAGTAGCCGATGGAGAGGCCAGACACTGCGCCTGCCTTCATCAGCGCATGCGCCTCAACGGCGCGCGGTACGCCATCCAGGATCAGTTGGCCGTCACCGAACAAGCCGCGCTCGTCTTCCTTGAGGTTCTTCCACACGCCCACCGGCTGGTCGCTGCGGTGCTGCCACAGGACTGGTACCGGGCGGCCCTTGGCGGCGATTTCGGCAAGGCTTTCGGCGAAGGCTCCGGGGGCGACGATTTCCAGATAGGAGTCGACGACACCGAACACCGAACCGTAGCCAGAAAAAAGGCCGTCATCGCTGACAGCCTTAACGTGTAGATCGAAGTCCCTGATCTTCAGGGCAGCCGACTTGCGGTTCATTCGGGGTTCTCCGGTTTGTCTTGGTTCAGCCAGTCGAGCAGCGCGGTGCGCGCTTGTTGGCCTTGGCTATCGCCGCCGAGCTTGTCGATGGGTAGGAGGTTCGATTGCACGGTGAGCGCATCGGCGTTGCCGCCACGGCGCGGCAGGTTCTCTTTCTCGCGGCAGTCGTCGCGGGTGTAGATACCGTTTTGCACCATGGAGCTATAGAAGGCAGCGCGGGCGGCACTGTCGGCGCGCAGCAATCCTTCCGGGTTGAACTTGGCGAAGTACTCGCGCCGCTCCCCGGGCTCCAGCAGCCAGCGATTTATGCTCTGCTCGATGCGCTTCATCCAGGGCAACAGCGTGAAGCTCAGGAAGGCGATCATCTCCTGCTCCATGCCCGAGCCCCACTTTGTGGCGCCTTGCGCGGAGTGGCCAACCATCCAGGGCGGCGTGCGGAACCAACGGCAGATTTCCTCGACATTGAAGCCACGCGTCTGCAACATCTGCGCGTCTTCAGGTGTCATGCTCACCTGCTGGTACTTCATACCAGCCTCGAGAACCATGGTCTTGCCAGCGTTCACCGCACCGGTGAACTGCTGGACCATGCTGTTGCGTATCTCGTCACGCTGTTCTTTCTTCAGAATCTGATCAGTGGAAAGCACGCCGCCAAGCTTCATGCCGTTGGCGAACATCTTGCTGGCCGACTCATCAGCGGCCATGGCCGCACCGAACACGTTACGTCCCATGGCCAGCGGACTCAGCCCCTGCAATGGATCAGTGCCGAAGCCACGAATGTGGATCACCTCACCCTCGAGCATGGTCATGCGCTGCCCGTTGAGGTCAACGTAGGTGTACTCGATTTCACCCGAACTGCGGCGGCGCACGCTCATGCATTGGGGTAGCAAGAACTCCAGGGCGACGACACGTCCCGCCGAACGCGCGGGCAATAAGAATGCGTTGCCATGTAGCAGCAGGCTGGCAACGACGCACTCCCAGAACTCCACGGGCGTTTGCTCGGCGTTGGGCTGCCTGCTGATCACATCGTGCAGCGGGTGCCCTTCTGCAACCTCTGCGGCATTGCTGCCACGGCGATATAGGGCGATTGGCAGCGTGGCGATGGTTTCAGCGATCAAGCGCACGCATGCCCATACGGTGGAGACTTGAAGCGCGGTCTGCTGACTCACGGTCTTGCCGGACGCCGAGTCGGTCCCGTAAAAGGCTTGCCAGAAGTCACCCGTGGTCAGCTTGATGGTCTGGCCCATGAAGCCGGCCAGCGAAGATTTGATCAGCCCCGGCTCTGCCGAGCGGACCAGTGCCTGACCGAGCACAGCTTTGAAGGATTTAGTCACTGGTCAGCCCCTTGCGAATGAAGCCGGCAATCACCAACAAAGCCGCACCTCCAGCCAGGAGCGCCCATCCGGTACCCAGGAGGACGAACACACCAGCCACCAGCAAGCCGAGCCCCAGCAGTGAACACATCAGGAAGATCAGCAAGCCGCTATTCATGGTTGGCACCTGTTACCCGACGATGATCGGGCTGGAAATGAAGTCGTTGATATCGCCTTGCGGCTGTTCAAACTCTGCAGCAGTTGCCCGGGCGATCCCCATGAGCAACGCCAGGACGCCGTCGATCTTTTCGCTTTCGCGATCCTTGGCTATCTGGCTGAGGCCGTTGAACTTGGAGGTGAGCTTCTTGGCGTTCGAGATCATCCAGTCCATGACCGGGTTTTCTTCGTGCACCAGGTCGCCGGTCAGCACAAGGTTCTCCGTCTCAATGATCGGCGCGGTGAAAGTCGTTGGGTTCTGGCCGATCTCGACCATTGGCACGCCCTTCTCCATGAGCTTCTTGGCGAAGTACGGGGCGAACTTGGGGTCGTAGTCGACCTCCTCCACGGCGAACTCCTGCAGGAAGCCAGGCTTGATCACCTTGTCGGGGTCGTTGGGGTCGCGCTGGCCGGCGATGGCGTCGCCGATCACGTCGAAGTCCGTCGCGTTACCTGGCGTGATGTGCAGGTACCCGGCCGCCGCCCACTTGAGGTAGTGCTTGTTCTCCGGGAGGTTGGCCTGGTGCTCGTTCTGGTAGAAGCGCCAGAACGCGAAGTACTTGCCCTCCTCGCGGAACACCAGGCACAGCGCAGCGATGTCGCGGCGCTCGGCGAGGTCGAGCCCGATCCAGCAACGTTTGCCGCGGAAATCCTCAAGCCGCAGCCCCTTGCGCTCACAGCGCCGCCAGTCCGCCAGCGGGAGCCACTTGGCGCCGCCGCTGAGCCAGATGTTGAGGCGCTTGGTCTTGAACTCAGGCTGCTCAGATGGCAGGCGGATGGCACTGTTGCAGGCGTCCCGCAAGCCCTGTTCGTAGACTGAAACGCCAAGGTTTGGGTTGGCCTTGATCCACTCAGCCGGCTCTTGCCACTTATCCGGATCGTCGACCGTGTAGATGATGGCGAGGAACTCGTCGTCATCGAAAACACCTTCAAGCACCTTCTCGGCGTAGCCGTGGAGCTCGAAACCCGGCCCGCGCAGGTTCACGCCGGCCGTGGTGATCATCCACATGAGCCATTGGCGACGCGCGCCGGTACCGGAACGGATCACGTCGATGATCCCAGCGTCCGGATGGGCGTGAACCTCGTCGAGGATCGCGCCGTGCGGGTTGAGGCCGTCCAGCGACTTGCTGTCGCGACCCAGCGGCTTGAAGGTGTCTGCCTTGCCGCGGATGAACAGCTCGCCGCGCCGATCCGCAATCTTGCGGCGTAAGCCCGGGCTGCTGCCGACCATGCGCACGGCTTCGTCGTGCGTGATCTTGGCCTGATCCATCTTGGTGGCGGCGGTGTAGACCTCCGCTCCGCCCTCGCCGTCGGCGAAGAACAGGTAGAGACCGACTCCGGAGAGCTTGGTGCTCTTGCCGTTCTTGCGTGGCACTTCCTCCCACACACGGCGGAAGCGACGGGTGCCGTCGGCGCGCATCCAGCCGAAGGCCAGCGCGACCCAGAACTGTTGCCATAGCGACGGGACGAACTGATGACCAGCCCACTCGCCTTTCGAGTGGCGCAGGAACAGGAAGAACTCCAGCGCGTGCTGGGCGTGATCCTCGCTGAACCAGAGGCCGCGCTTGTGGCCATCCTCCAGGTCGCGGTAGTGGCGCTCGACGGCCAGCCGCGTCCACTTGCAGACGGGTATTTCGCCGGCCATCACCTGGCGGCCGTAGTGGTCCCAGTCGAAGGTGCGTTCAGTCGTCTCCGCCATGAGGATTGCCACCAGGGATAGCGCGCAGCCCGATCCGCGCCTTGCGCTGGCGGAACTGCTCGATAGGGTCATCGCCGAACAGGTCGCCCTGCGGCGTCATCTGATCGGCCTTGAGCTTCTGGAAGCTGGGGATGGTCAGCGCCGCTTCGGGCAACCACTTGAGCAGCTCGCGCTTGTAGTCGCGGGCGACGTAGTAGGCCTGGTGAGGCTGCTCATAGCCGTTGGGCGTCTTGACGTAGTAGCTGCCGTTGTTCTCCCGCTTGAGCTTTTCCAGGAACTCTTCCTGCGCGACCCAGTTACAGAACGTCTTGCAGATAACGGTCATCAGCAGACCGTCGGTGCGATGGATCAGGCCGTACTCCTCGAGCGCCGAGGTGACGTGCTCCCATAGCTTCTTTTCCCTGGCGTTGAGCTTGACCGGCTGGGCGGGCGCCTCGGCGGCGATGGTCTGGGTGGTGGATTCCTCGGCTGAGCCCAGGCCACCCTCAATGACTTTCGGGTATGCATGGTTCATTGGGGTACCTAAAGGGAGGCCAACTTGACCCCCCCCCTATTTGAATTTCAGACGTGCGCGAAACTTGGCTCCCCCCGTCGTTCGGAGGGCTTGGGCTGGGAGGTTTTGACCCACCTACCCCACCCGTTCAGTCCCGGCCGGTGCGGTCGTGACGCCGCTTGTTGTCGTGGCGACGACACAGCCCGCGAACGTTGTCCTCATCGAGGCCAAGGTCCGGGCGTTCCTTGAAGGGCTTGATGTGGTCGACCACCACCGCAGGCTCGATGTCGCCCTCGTCCTCGCAGTCGACGCAAAGCGGATGCATGATCAGGTAGTGATCGCGAAAGCGGCGCCACGCGACGGTGCTGTAGAACTTGTCGGACTCATCACGCTGCCGGTTGTAGCGCTTGTGGGTCTGCTGCCGCATTGCGGCGCGGCGCTCATCGGCCTGCGCCTGATGGGTCGGGCAGTAACTGCCGGTGCCAACCAGCACCCCGCATCCAGGGTGGCAGCACGGGCGCGGCGCGTGATTGCTCATCGCCGCCTCACCGGGCTGAAAGAAGCGCGCCGATCCTGCTGCCGCCGCTCCACGCCATCCCAGTCGCTCGAACGAAACGCGCCGGCCAGGTTGCCACCGCTCTGCCAGATGGCCCAGGCCAACACCGCCAGCAGCACCACCAGCGGCCAGGCCATAGCAGGTACGCGCAGGTCGCCGGTGAGGATGTAGATGACCGTCGAGCCAGCGCTACCCATCACCAGCGCGGCGAGGCATGACACACCACGGCGGAAGCGCGAAGCCCCGCGCCGATACGTGAACAGCCGCAGGAACACCACGGCACAGATCAGGAACGTCGCCTGAGTCAGCAGAGCACTAACCATCTGCGCCTCCATCATTGATCGCGGGCACACCCCGCCGGCGGATCGCAGCCAGTGCCACAGTCACCACCAGCACCGCCGCGCCGAACGCGGCCGGGCCGGGATAGGCGAATGGACGAAAGCCCCAGAACTCCGCCTCCACGATGGCGGGCGCGAACTGGTAACCCATCACGCCCGACACCAGGAAGAACAGCAGCCGCTTCCAGATCGGCAGATCGTGCGTCGTCGTCACGTACACCAGCGCACCCAGCAGCGCGCCGACAGCCGCGTCGCCGTTCACACCAGCCATGAATCCGGCCAGGCCGGCACCGGCCGCACCTGCAACCACAACGCCTGCCGTGGTGCTCGTTGGCTCAGCCATGCAAAGTCTCCAGCGGCAAAGAAAAGGCCCACCGTTTCGGGTGGGCCTCGATAGGGGTGCCCTCTTGCGAGGGCTGGCCTGCCGGGGAACAGGCCGCGACACAGCACGTCGCTCGGTGGCTTCGCAGCTGCGGGCGCAGCTCTACAACCATGGGCACTTTCTACAGCCGACATGCAACGCCCGCAACCGCCCGTTTTTCGCGGCGCTGTTCAACACGGTTGAACACGCTTGAGCACGGTTGAACGCTGTTCGCGCCAAACTGACCCGACGAACGGTCATCACGCGACATCCGCCTTGCGGGCCTGCGCCGCCTCTTTCACCGCACGGGCAACAGCCTTGCGCTCGGCCACCCGCTTGCGCTCGGCCCGGGCGTTCTCTCGCGCCACGTCACGCGCAGCCCGTGCACGCTTCACCGCAGCCGCATGCGCATCCGTGCCCCGCTCCGTCGCTTGCAGCCGCGCCAGTGCCACCGGCCACTCCGCCTGCAGCTCGGCATGCAGCTCGTCCACCTGCGCACGATACGTCCGCATCGAGATACCCAGCCGCGAGCACTGCGCCGCCACGGCGACAACCTGCGGCCCCTGGCAGTAGCGCACATGCGCCAGCCGCTGCAGCACACGGCCACGCGATCCGAGGCCCAGCGGCGCATCCTTCGCCATACCATCCAGCGCCATGCTCACCGCCTGGCTCGCCCGGCTGATCGCCACCGCGCACTCCACCAGCGACAGGCAGCGATGCCCGCCCACACCGCCCGGCGCATCGTCACCCATACGCCCCAGCGGCGAGGCGATGGCCACATCCAGAGCGGGGTTCACAACCTCACGGCCCCACGCCTGCAACAGCACCTCCATGGCCTCGATCATGCTCTGCCCCCCAACCCGACACAAAACCCGCAACCCAACACAAACCCAACACACTCAAAACCCTTATAAATCAATGCCTTCAAAGCAACTGTGTTAGGTGTGTTGGGTTTGTTGGGTTTTTCGGTCCTCGCGTAGCAATTTTTTCCTTCCGCATCAGCCCCGTTCAGAGGCTGCAACAAAACACACGCACGCGCGCGCGCGACATCAAACCCAACACACCCCGCACAGCCCGCGCAAAGCAGCGCCGTTGCTGGCCTCTCGCTGTGCCGGGTGCGCAAACCAAACCCAACACAACCCAACACACCCAACACACTTTTCGCCATTCTCATGCCGCAGCCCCCTTCAAATGGTCCCAGCCGTCCACATCCCAGCCCGCCAATTTCGCACTCGCCCGCCAGGCAGCCACATGCTGGCCAAGCGCAGCAGCGCTCATAGATGGGGGCAGGGAGGAGTCCGGGTCACTGGGAAAGAAGAACGCCCCGAAGCGCCGGTTCGCACCCTCCGTCCAGGGGATCGACCGCGTCTTCTCCACCTCGGAGCTGATAAACAGGCTGAACTTCGTCTGGCTCATCGCATGCTCGCGATTGCGCTGGCACCACTCGAGGAACAACGCATAGAGGTCAGTCGAAAGGCACGCGCCCCACAGCTTCTGCCCCAGCTCCCCGTGCTGCCACTGATGGAGGAACGTCTGCCAGCCAGCCCGCGAAAGCGCCACCAGCCGGCGCCGCGCCTCGGTATGTGGCGGCCGCGTGCGCTCGTTGAAGTCGCCCAAGTCCACATCCAGCAGCCAGCCATAAAGCGCCGCCACCCCGCTGTTCGCCAGCTCCGCGCCGATAGCCCGCTGCCGTTCCTCCGGCAACGTCTCCAATGGCCACATCACCAGAAAGCGCCGGTCCGATTCACTGATCGGCCACGGCAGGATCTCGTTCGAAAGGAACACAGCGTTCATGTGGTTGGCTTCCTCCCAACCATTGATGAACTTCGATTCCATCCGCACCGTCTTGCCGGTGATCAGATGCTTGATCTTGCCCACCTGGTTGTAACGTTGGTCGCGACTGACCACTTCCTCGAACACCGCCCACAGCTTCCGGCTCTGCCACGCGTTGAAGTTCGACTCCAGCTGCGTCTGGCCCACCGTCGCCGCATACGGCCCATACAGCGCCCCGAAGGTATCGGCGAACAGCAGGCTCTTACCCGAGCCCTCCATCACCGAATGCATCAGCACCGCCGTGTCCAGCTTCGCGCCTGGGTGCTGCAGCGGAAAGGCCAGCCACTTCACCAGCCAATCCAGCGGCTCCGCCTCGTGGTTGCACAGGAACGAGATCAGCCAGCGCAGGTTCTCGCACGCCGCGTCATCGCGCACCGGCTCCAGCGGCAGCCCCTCGAAGGTGTTGATGTACACGGCCGGGTCCTTCGTCATCGTCGGGTCGAACACGATGTGGTCCACATCCACCGTGCGGCGCTCGGCCGAGTTCAGCCACAGCGCGTAGGCATCGCCCAGCGCCATCTTCACCGCGCCCTCAGGAATGCGCCGCTTCTTCTCGCGGTCCCACACATCCTTCGTCCCGTCGATGTACACATACCGGTCGATGGGCGTCATCCCCAGCGCCGTGGCCTTCTTGCCAGCCATCCGCCGCGCCTGCTCCAGCTCGCGCACCGTATCCGCGCCGATCAGCTTCTTGGCCACGTCATCTGCCCAGGCCTTCGCCAGCGGCTTCGTCACCAGCGCCTCGAACGCGGTCTTCTTCATCACCGCTTTCTTGTCCTGGTCCCAGACGTGCGTGGTGCCTTCCACCAACGCAAACCGCCGCAGGATCTGCTCCGCCGTAAAGCCCACCCCCTGCCCCCCGTTGTCGGAGGAGCCGGCCGGCGCAGCGGCTTCGGCAGCGGATGGGGTCGGGGAAGGCTTGCCAGCGGCAACAGCCGCGTCGAGCTGCTGCGCTACCGCCTCCAGCCCCCACGCCACATGCACATCGTTCCAGTCCTGCCCTGCCCCGCCTTCGGCCGGCTGGGTCGGGAAGGCAGCAATGCCGCCCACCTCACCCGCCGCCGCTTCCGCCTTCTTGCGGCCCGGGTTGCCCGGCTTCGCCGGGTCATCGTCGCCAGCGACCACAAGCAGCGCATCCGGGCATTGCGCCACCAGGTCACGCGCTACCGCCGGCATGTTGCCGGAGTCCAGCGCCATCGCCACCGGCCAGCCCTTCGCCATATGCACGCTCGCCGCCGTCGCGTAGCCCTCGGCCTCGCCGATCACCGTCGCGCCGTCCAGCTCACCCAGCACATGCCGGCAACCCGCCTTGCGCCCGTACTTCGGGAACAGCTTCGTGCCCTGCTCGTTGATCGCCTGCAGGCTCCACAGCTTGCCCGCCGCATCGCGCAGCGGAATAGCAATGCTGCCCGCCTTGAACATCAGGAACGACAGCGAATCCGGCCGGGGCTTGGGCATGGCCGCGAAGAACTCCCGCGTCTCGCTGCCCACCCACACATCGCAGCGCTGCCGTTCGTCATCGATGGCCAGCACAACCGTGTAATGGAAGTAGCCCACACCAAAAGCCCCCACCTGCTTGCGTTCCAGGTAGGGGCTTTCGCCTTGCGGCTTGCAGTGCTTGGTCCAGATCAACTCGCAGGCAGCAGCCACGGCTTCGCGCATTACCTGCGCCCTCGCCTCGTCCGCCTCGATCTCCGCCTGCCGCACCGCCCGCCGCGCTTCCGCCTCGGCGTTCATCTGGCGCTTCTCCTCGGCAGTAATCGGCTCCCGGCGTGGCCGCCAGCCCTCGTCCTTCGCCAGCTTGATCACCGTGCCCATGCCCGTGCCCGCCTTGCGGAACGAGCGCCACACGGTCTTCGCATCCGCCGTGCTGTAGCTGTCAGCGGCGGCACTCCAGGTATCCCAGGCATCGAACCCGTTATTGCCGAACTCCGCCTTGATGCCCATGCCCACCTGCAACCAGGTATCGCGGTTATCGGCGTCGATGTACTGCAGCAGCTCGGGGAGATCGGCCAGGGTGAGAGGTACGCGCTCAACCACGGCGCACCCCCGCACTCATCTTGTCCGCGAACGCCTGGCAGTCGGTGCACATCCGGCACCCCTTCACCGCCTCACGCCGGGCCTGCGGAATATCGCCGCCGCACCCTTCGCACTCGGCCAGGCTCTCGCCCTGGTACTGCACACGGCTTGCGATGATGCGCTGCAGCTCCTCGTCTTGCTCCCGCTGGGCCCGCTCGATCAGATGTTCATCCATGGCGCTGCTCCCCCATGGCCTGCTCCGCACCGGCCACGATCCCGAGAATCTCGCTGATCATCCGGTTCGCATGGCCGCGCAGCGTCTCCACCTCGTGCGGCTCCCATACGTTGTCCGCGGCGCCGTCGTGCAGGCTGCCCACGAACTCGCCTTCGGCCTGCAGCAGCTTGCCCAGTGCCTTCAGCGCATCGCGCGTGGCCGGTACCGGCGTCGGCTTGTAGCTCACCACCCCATATACCCGCTCGAACCACGTCAGCACGGCCGGGCCTTGCACGAGCGCAATCACGCGCTCCACATCGTCCGCATGTAGGTGGTGGTCAGGGTAGGAACAGGAAAGGCGCTTCTGAAACGGGCCATACGGCTCGTCCAGAATGGCGCAAACGGCCTTGTGGCCCCCACGGATCGCCTCGCGGGCGTCCTTGTCGATAGCCGCTTCCAGAGTGGTAAGCGGCCCGTGCTCAAGCGTAGTAGCGCGCATTGGTAGTAAACCCCGCTGGCTACCATAGCCATAGGCCAGGGCAACGCCCTATCCTATGGCCACAGCAGCAAAAACCCCGGTGATATACGTGCTGTGTCCCACCGGGGAAGCTGTTGAGGGAGTCAGGGGTGGTACCCGTCTCCCGGACCGCTGGGTCAAGGCTGCTTAACTTTGGTGAGTGGGCGCCTTGATTCCAGCCTCTACATCCACCTGCCGCCATGGCGACAGGTTTGTTGCTCTGGCCCTTGGGCCTGCCGGCTCCGGTCTGCTGGTGAGGCTCCCGGAACCGGCCCCCGCCGATACTGAAACTGTGCTGTGTCCTGGCGGGGTTGAAATTGTTATGCAGCGCGCTTCTTGCGGTCGCCGACAGGTCGAATCTCGATAGCCTCGAAGCCCGCGCTGCCCTTTGAGCGAACGCGGATCTGCCGAGCCGACTTGATCATCTGAGAAACGGCGCTTTGAGAGACGCCGATCAGCTGCGCCAACTCAGGCTGTGTCTTGCCGGCAGCGAACTCAGAAAGCGGCACGCCAAAGTCTTCGTCCATCGTCCAATCCTCGTGGTGCGTGACACGATATTAGTAACACTTCTATCAGTACGCAAGCGGAAAAGACGTATCACTGTTTTGATCGGATAAGCGTTGCTTATAGATTGGCACCCATGAAGACCTTCAAAGCAATACAGGCCGATGAGGCCGCTAAACTCAAAGCTATCTACGAGGCCCGCAAACAGGCAGATCCAAGCCTGACGCAGGACGTGATCGCTGATCGCGCCGGCTGGTCTGGTCAAAGCGTCGTGAGCCAGTACTTGAATGGCCGCATCCCGCTAAACCTTCCCGCCCTTCTTAAATTCTCAGCGATCTTGGGCTTTGAGCCGTCCGAAGTTAGTCACCGCTTAACGGCAGACATCTATATGTACGAGGGCGTCGAGCGTCTTGAGGGCAAGTCGGGTATGGTTCAAGCGCTTTCGGTGAAAGATTATCGCCACAGGTCTCCGAAACCCGATCTTTCAGCCGAGTCAATCGCTCCAATCGAAGCATGGTCTGACGAAACGCCATTGGGGGACGATGAAATCGCCATCCCTTTCTACAGGGAAGTCGAGCTGGCGGCGGGTAAAGGATCAGAAGTAATGCTGGAAACGGGCGGAAGAAAGCTGCGCTTTGGGAAGCGCACGCTGCAACGCAAGGGCATCAACGCCGACACCGCGGCGGCGGCCGTAGTCACCGGCAACAGCATGGAGCCGGTACTGCCGGACGGCAGCACCGTCGCTATCGACACTGCGGTTACAGCAATCGTCGACGGCAAGATGTACGCCATCAACCATGAAGGGCAATTGCGCGTGAAGCTGCTATATCGCCTGCCCGGAAACGGCCTCAGGCTGCGCAGCTACAACACCGAGGAACATCCAGACGAACGCTACGACGCGGAGTACGTAGCCGAGCACATCCGCGTCATCGGCAAGGTATTTTGGTACTCGGTCCTAATATAACAGCACCCATATAAGTATTACTGTTGACGCCACTAATTAGTGGCGCTAATGTTGTCGCGTACCCACTCACCACGGGATCGCGACAATGGACACAGCACAGCACAGCAGCACCCGCTGCCCGGTCTTTCTGCACCCGGCAGCGGCATCCAACCCCTTCACCGTACGCCGCATCGAGCGTGAAACCGGCCTGATCGCACAGGTCACCTTGCGCACGGCTCAACTCAAGCGCCATAGCCGCCCTACCTTCGAGAGCTTCGGCCCGTTCGGAGGGGACTGCGCATGAGCACCTTCTCCCTCACCAGAGGCAGCGAAGCGGCCCTTGGCATGCTCGCCAGCCAGGCCGGCACCGAAACCCTACTGCTCACCCAGCCCGCCCGCGAGCTGCGCGCCGAGCTGAGCATCGAGCCCTTCACCAGCGACAGCGGCGATCAGCTGCTCGCCGTGCTGTGCATGCGCGAACAGCGCCACAGCATGACCCTTCAGCGCAACGACGGCGCCAACGTCCAGCATCTGGCCGATTGGATCGAGGCCGTTGCCAACGGCACGGTCGATACGGCCGAGGCCATTCCGCAGCGCGCTGACCCGAGCGACTTGGCAGCAGCCACTGCGGCATTCAACGCTGCCGCACGCGAACTGAACGGCCCGGCCGAGCAGCAGCCGAGTCGGAACAACCTAGAGCCTGCGTTACGCAAGATCTGCGCGGAATGGGAGCGCCAGAAACGCCTGTTTCCGGAGTTGAGTCGGGACGCCTGGATGGACCTCGCGATCTCAGAAGCGCGCTGCGCTCTGTCGGCCACCAGCCCCACAGCCTGAGGCCCGCCACCATGAACCGCACCCTCGACCAGGCCGCCGCCGTGCTCGGCATCGGCCCGCGCAAGTTGCGCGCCCGTATGCGGGAGCTTGGCCTGCTCAACCACGCCGGCGAGCTGATCAGCAGCGAGCGCGGCCAGGGCCGGCTGTTCGTCGACACCCGCAGCCGCTGGAACCCGGCCATCAACAGCTACACGCACTACGGCGTCGTCATGGCCACCGAGGCCGGCATCGCCTGGCTAGCCGATCAGCTGGGCATCACCGTCACCAACAAGGACGCCGCCGCATGACCACCTCTGCCACCCAACACGCGATCGGCGCGCTCAAGCTCACCAGCCTGTATCTGGACCACCCAACGGTTGTACCCGCCAAGGTGCTGCGCGGCGCCTGCTCGGAGGCCATCGCCCACCTGCAAGCCAACCAGCCCCACGCGGACGACCTCGGGCGCCTCTGGTGCGCCCTGTTCGCCGTGCTGCCGACCGGCTACCTGCCGCACGTCACGCTCACCCCGGAGCAGGCCGCACCGTTCGCCTGCGTCATCACAGACGGCACCGGCAGCGTGGTCGACCGGCAGGCCGGCAAGACCATCGAGGGCATCACCGAAATGATCCGCCTGCGCCTCCCGGCGGGGCGCGGGGAGGTGCAGCCATGAAGCCACAACCGCAAACCACGCTCGACACCCTGCGCAGCCGCTACGCCGGTAGCTACATCACCGCCGAGCAGCTGCTCACCGACCACCTGCCGCATATCACCACGGTCAAGCACCTACGCCGCAAAGTCCGCGAAGGCCAGCTCAACCTCAAGATCCGGCAGCTCGACCCCAGCTCCAACCGCAGCCCCTGGGTCATCTACCTACACGATCTGGCCGACTGGCTGGATCAAACCGCCGCCGCGCAAGCGGCATAACCCGCCCCTACCAAGGGCAACCAAAGAGGCACAGCACGCCATGAAACCCACCGATACCGCCGAGTTCATCAACTCACTCAACGCCAGCGTATTCGCCCAGCAGGTCGGCCGCGCGCTCTCCGACGTCGCCGCCGGCGTGGTCGACCACGGCAAGCCCGGCGAGGTCACGCTCAAGTTCAAGCTCAAGCAGATCGGCCAGAGCAACCAGGTCACCGTCAGCCACACGCTGGACTTCGTGCAACCCACCAAGCGCGGCAAGAAGCGCGAGGACACCTCCCTCGACACGCCCATGTACGTCACCGAGAACGGCCTCGAGCTGTTCCAGACCAGCCCCACCGAACAGATGTTCACCCGCGAGCAGGCGCCAGTAATGCCCCGCGAAGTCTGACCCGCTTCACCAAGCCCCACTCACCAAAGGAAGACACAGCATGTCGCTGAGCAAAGAAGCCATCCAACACATCGAGTCCCAGGCCGTGATCGCGGCAGCCAAGCCGATCACCATTGCGGACGGCACCACAGTAGCGGTCCTGCCCGAGGGCATTCGCATGCAGTCGCTGGAAGCATTCCAGCCTATGCGCGACCGCTTCCGCGGCACCATGGCAACCCACTCCCTGCAGGACTTCATCAAGTACATCGAACGCCATGACGTGGTGGACGACAACGCACCGACCGCCGCGGGCGGCTTCATCGACCAGGACGCCATGCGCGCCGCCGTCATCTTCAACCTGGGCGAACCCGGGGCTGCCGGCCATGGCGATGACGTAGCCGTGCTCACCCTCAAGCCCACCGCCGCCTATTCCGCCCTCCAGGCTGTACTCGGCAAGCCGCTCAGCCAGAAGGAACTCGCCGAATGGTTGGAGGATTGGCTGCCCAACCTGGAGGCCCAAGACGGCGAGGCGACTCTGCCGATGCTGCAGGCCATCAACGCTGTGCGCCGCATGGTCATCAAGGCCACCAGCCAGCGCGACAGCAACGTGGGCGACTTCTCCGCCAGCCGCTCGGCCATGGACGAGATCGAGGCCAAGAGCCAGGACACCCTGCCCTCCGCCTTCATCTTCACCACCGTCCCGTTCGAAGGGCTGGACGTGGCAGATATCAAGCTGCGCCTGTCCGTCATCACCGGCCGCGACGAGCCACTCCTGAAACTCCGGTGGGTCGGGGAGGAAGCCCAGCGCGAAGCCTTCGCCCAGGAATTCAAGGACGTGCTCGAGCAGGAAGTCGGCGGCCTGGTGCCGCTCACCATCGGCACCTTCTCTCTCGGCAAGTAACACCAACCACCACCCCGCCGGCCTCACCAGCCGGCGGGCTCAAACGGGACACAGCACATGAACTTCACAACGTTTCAGATCATCGCCTTCATCGGCGCAGTCGCGGCCATGGCCATCGTGTTCGGCCTCGGCTTCTATGAGGGCCTGCGCAAGGGCAAGCGGGAAGCCTTCGACATTGGCTACCAACGCGGCCTGCACGCCCACCGCTATGAACTCCAGAAGGCCCGCCGCGAGGTAGACGAGGCCAAGCACCACCTCACCATCAGCCGCCTCAATGCCGCCCAGGCACTGGAAGCCACCACTGCCGAGCTGGACGAGTGCCGCGCCAAGCTCGCCAACCTGAAAACCCGCGTCATCACCGAGAACGACGCCAATCAGCTCGTCGCCATGGCGGACAAACTCAGCCTCGCCGCCGACACCTTCGCCGGCCTCGGCTCGTATGACCAGGCCACCGTCGCACGCAAACTCTCCAACAGCGCCCGCGCCCTGTTCGATCGCTACTGGCAAACCGTGCCGGCCCTGCAAGCGGAGGTGATGGCATGAGCCAGAAAAGCTACATCGTGTTCGGCCCGAAGGGCTGCGGGAAGACCACGAATGCCCAAGCCATCGCTGCGGCGCTTGGCCTCAAGAAGATCGTGGATAACTGGCAGCCGCACATGGTAGTCCCTCCGGACGCGCTCGTCCTGACCCATCACGAAGGCCCCTTCAATCACAGCCCCCGCCGCGTGCTGACCTACGCCGCCGCCATCGCCATGGTTGAAAGCAAGAAGTCGGGAGGTGACCAATGACTTGGATTCTTACCCGCTCCGGCCGCCGCTTCGACCTGCTCGCGCCCAAGGCCGACCAGGTCTGCACGCTGGACATCGCCCACGCCCTGTCGCAGCTCTGCCGCTTCAACGGCCACACCAGCCGGCACTACTCGGTCGCGCAGCACAGCCTGCTGGTGGCCAGCATCGTCCCGGCCGAACACCAGCTCGCCGCCCTGCTCCACGACGCCACCGAGGCCTACGTCGGCGACATGGTGCGCCCGCTCAAGCTCGGCATGCGCGAGTTCTATGAAGCGCAGCGCCTGGTTTCGCTGTACGACGAGGTCGAGCGCAAGGTCTGGCTGGCCATCTGCGAACACTTCCACCTGGACCCGGAACTGCCCGACTGCGTGCACGAGGCCGACATGATCGCCCTGGCCACCGAGCGCGCCCAGCTCATGCCGAAGCACGCTGGGGAATGGGAATGCCTCGCCGGCGTCACCCCGCTCGCCAGGCCGCTGGAGAACTGGACGCCCTCCCGAGCGTTCCTGCACTACCACAACCGCCTGCTCGAGCTGATGCAGTCCACCCACCGCGCCCGCGCTCGCTCCGCCTGGGAGCGCGTCGACGCCGAACACAGCGCAGCCGCTGCGCCGCAGTGCATGTGAGGAAAAGGAATGTCCATTGAATTTGCGAGAGCAACCTCAGACCTTCGGAAGCTTGCCTGGCCGAACTCTTTGACTGCGGCAAGCAATCTCCGAATCATCAGCCACGCCCAGGCGACCATTGATGTAGCGGTAAGCCCAGCTCAGCGCCTCGTTATATGCCTCCAAGTCGTCCGTGTACCACTGCAAGCAGTCGAAGTCTTCAGGGGTGAGATCGCTTGTGCCTGGAGGAAAGCGAAGACTGTAAGACCAGCTTTCACCGCTACCATCCTGCATTTGCAGACGAAACGTGATCTCGAAACTGACGCCCTTGTAGCTGGACGTTATTGGAATCGCAGCTTGGCTCATCTTCGTGGCCTGGAATCGTCGAGTGTAGGCGTTAGTCCCCTCAGAAGCGGCGTCGTTCTCCCGTGCATGCCTGCAGGTGCACGCCATGGATAACCTCTACCGCCTCCACCCACAGCCGGCGTTCAACTTCAACGGCCTGGTCATCGACAACTTCGCCGGCGGCGGTGGCGCCTCCACGGGCATCGAGCTTGGCCTCGGCCGTCCTGTCGACATCGCCGTCAACCACGACCCCGAAGCCGTGGCCATGCACGACATCAACCACCCGCACACCAAGCACTTCTGCGAATCGGTATGGGAGGTCGACCCGCGCGTGATCGTCGACGGGCGCCCCGTCGATCTCTGCTGGTTCTCGCCCGACTGCAAGCATTTCAGCAAGGCCAAGGGCGGCGCACCGGTGAAGAAGGAGATCCGCGGGCTCGCCTGGGTCGCCATCCGCTACGCCGCCACGGTGAAACCGAAGGTCATCACGCTGGAGAACGTCGAGGAATTCGTGACCTGGGGGCCGCTGGCCACCGACGGCCGACCCTGCCCGAAGAACAAGGGCCGCACCTTTACCAGCTTCGTCAACGCACTCTGCCGCCTCGGCTACCAGGTGGATTGGCGCGAGCTCCGCGCCTGCGACTACGGCGCCCCAACCATCCGCAAGCGCCTCTTTCTCGTCGCCCGTTGCGACGGCCAGCCCATCGTCTGGCCCGAGCCAACCCACGGGGACCCGGCGAGCGAAGCGGTCAAGGCCAAGCGCTTGAAGCCATGGCGCACCGCCGCGGAGATCATCGATTGGTCACTGCCCTGCCCGTCAATCTTCACCCGCAAGAAGCCGCTGGCCGAGAACACCCTGCGCCGTATCGCCCGGGGCATTCAGCGCTATGTGATCGAATCGAACCAGCCCTTCGTTGTTCAGGGCATGGCACCTTTCATCACCGAGCACGCCAACGGCAGCACGCAGCGCAACATGCCGGCCGATGCGCCGCTGCGCACTATCTGTGCCCAGGTAAAAGGCGGGCACTTCGCGCTGGTAGCGCCAGTGATCACCAAGTTCCGGTCGAACGATCGCGGCTCATCGGTCGAAGCGCCGCTGGCAACTGTCACCGCGAACAGCTTCATCAAGAAGCCGGGCGGCGCCGCGCCGATCGGCCTCGTCGCCGCCTTCCTTGCCAAGCACTACGGCGGCAACGAGACGCCAGGCTGGCCGCTCGAAAAACCGATCAGCACGCTTACTACACAAGACCATCACCATTTGGTGACCAGCCACCTGGTGAAGCTGCGCAACAACTGCATCGGCCAGGACCTTCGCGAGCCGATCCATACGCTCACCACTGGCGGGCACATGGGCGAAGTGCGGGCCTTCCTGCTCAAGTACTACGGCACCGGCGACGGCCAGCAGCTGCAGGACCCGCTGCACACCGTCACCACCAAAGACCGGCACGCGCTTGTGATGATCAAGGGCGAGCCCTACCAGATCGTGGACATCGGCATGCGCATGCTCGAGCCGCACGAACTCTTCGCCGCCCAGGGCTTCCCGGCCGACTACATCCACGACCGCACCGCCGGCGGTAAGAAGCTCAGCAAAGCCGCGCAGGTGCGCATGTGCGGCAACAGCGTCTGCCCACCGGTAGCCGCCGCCCTCGTCCGCGCCAACCTCAGCGCGCAGCAACTCGGGGAGGATGCAGCATGAGGACAGATCTAATCAGCCTCAAGGGACTCGCCGTCGAAAACATAACCGTGCCGCCAAAGTCCATCGAGCACACCTGCCTTAACCAAGTGGGTTTGAAGGTACTGTCCGGCGCTGCGAAACAGATCGACTGCTTCGTAGTCGTCTCCTTTGTAGCTCAGAGTGATTCTGAAGGAACCCACAAACTGAACGAGGTCTCCATTTTCTCCTCGGACGGACTTAAAGGTTACGATCTCTCGCGCTTCGAGGTCCCCGCCATAAGATCCAATAGCGTGCTTTCCGTTGTTAGAAAGCGCTTGGCATATGGCGAGTTGCGGGCATTCATCAGTGATGTTTTTGATCCATATTTTTTTGTTCCCGCCCAGCTTGTCCTTGCCCTCAACCCATGCCCAATCTACGACGTGCCAAGCCGTAACCGCACAGTTGAACGCATGAAAAGCCGCACCTTGGGAAGCGAATGGAGTCTCTTCAGACCTTCGCAACTCCCGTACAAGCTGACCGATTTCCCAGTTCAGCTTCCAAAGCATATCCGAGGCCGTGGCTATCGCGATAACGCGGCCCTTGTGCCCTGGGACAGAGCTCCTTTCTGCCATCTTGTGCGCTCCCTACGGCTTACTTGTCAGCAGAATCTTCGCATAACCCTGCCTTCGGGGGCGGCGGCATGAGCTACAGCATCTTCTACAGCACCGAAATGCCCAACGACACCGCCCAGGTCAGCGGGCGCCTGCCACGCAAGCCGCAGCGCTGGACGATGAAATGGCTGGTCAAGACGCCGGACGGCAAGACCCACGTCGACAACTCCCGCACCATCCAGCGCGCGATCTATGAGGAGGTAATCGCGATCATGGGCGCCATCATCGACGAAATCAAAGCCGAGATCGGCGACCTCGCCACGTTCATCAGCTACCGCCTGACCTGCCACGGTGGCACGAAGAAGCATCGCAAGGGAGGGAAGCGGCGATGAATAACCAGCCGATCGACATTCTGATCAAGCTGCCTGAGGTCTGCCGCCAGGTGGGATTGGGTAAGTCCGCGATCTACGAACTCATCGCAGCCGAAGCCTTCCCTGCGCCAATCAAGCTCGGCAGGTACTCGCGCTGGTCGCAGATCGAAATTCAGGGATGGGTAGAAATGCAAAAGGCCGCCAGAAAGGCGGCCTGAGGTGGTCAAACAAACCGGTTAAGCAGCTGCCCTGCTCTGCACCTGGTGCAGCCGATCTTTGACAACGAAACGAATAATGGTCTTCACCTGAGTCGTACAGTTCTCGAATATCAGCTTACTCAGAACTGTGCGGCCGTTTCGCAGAATGAGAGCGCCGATAAGCTCATCCACAAATGATTGGGTCGCCTCATAACCTCGAAAATCAACTACAACGCTTTCGCATTGCTGAAGAGCCTGTTCGATCTGGTCACGATAGGGAACGGCCGTAGCCCTGATGCCATAGGTTCTGACCGTCTCATCCGTTTTCAGGCGTACCTGGGCTTGCATATCTAGCACCTCCAACCGTGGGGGGATATGAACGTTGACCACAACTGGGAGAAGAAATTCGTCAGCTCGCATGCTCAGCGAGTCGCTCACACATGGAAAATGTAGCGCTTGGGTGCAACCATTTCCAGTAGTGGCACTAACGAAACTGTATCAGATCGACATCTTCCATGTCGGCTGCATCTGCAGGATCTTCTGGCAGCAACCCTGCAACGTCAATTTCTGGCAACAGAGCCCTGCGGCAGCTGAAGCTAATGGATACGCCATCCCAAACGACAGCACCCATGACAGAGCTTCGCTTGGTGGAGGTATCGAGAAGCGCATCACCACTAGCAACTAGCACTGATCCACCCGCACTCTCAGCGATCTTAGAGGTGATGGTCAGACCTATCCCTTGGTTCTCACTGCCAAACACAGCGGCCAACCCACCTCGGTTACAACTCACTCTCGGCCTGAGCGCAGCCTCAATAGCACCACGGTGCGTTTTGTCAGCAAGCTCTGGATGGAAACGAAGCGTGGCAAGGAAACCGCACCCATTGTCCACAATTGCCATTCGAACCAAGTCCTTTCTTCGGTAGAACTGACAAGCCACCCATACAGCGGCGCTTGACCTCCCTTCCCTTCTCGCATGGGTCAGAGAATTTTCCAGTAATTCTTTCAGCGCGTACTCGATCGGACCTCTATAAGAGTCAAACTCGTTTCGCCCAGTGGCCTCCTCCGCTGGAGCATCCGGGTCTGATTCAGTAAGTTCGCCGGTCAGAGCAACTGCCAGTTTCGAAGCGACAGCCTCGGCCTGAGCATGCTCCGTCACCTTCGTCAGCTCTACGAGGGACGACCTCTGCTCCCGCCGACTTCCGACATGGCTCAGATCCACACCTTCGATGTCCAGCCCTTCGAAGAAATTCATCCGAGCCAAATAGCTTGACAGATCTGTGGAAAGGAAATGGATGATGATCCGCTTGTTTGGCGCCTCTTGCTCAAGCAGAGCTCGCAACATCGCGAGGCCGAGGGGATCAATGAAATGGAGCCCACTCGCGTCCAAAACGATCGATGCCCCTGCTTGCCGTATACGCTGACACACACGGAATAAGTCTTCCGGCCGCTCAGCCCCGAGCCCCCACGGCAAGGTGATAGATCCCTCCAACGAAATACCTGGCATAAAAAGATCCATCCAATGGGCCTACGGGCAGCAGCTGAACGATAAAGGGCGCGGATTATAGCTCGGCAATGCGATGTACCCAATCCGCCCACGCCTGCATCATCTCCCGACGTTCATCAACGTACTGGGCATGATTATACGCGGCGCGTACGCTGCTCCGTTCCGCATGCGCGAGCTGCAGCTCAATCACTTCGCTACGCCACCGCCCGGACTCATACAGGTGCGTCGACGCTGTCGCACGGAAGTCGTGGCAATGCCAATCAGCCATTCCCATGTACTCCAACGCTCGGTTAAGCGTCGTCGCGCTAATCGGCTTGTCAGGATGACGCAGCCCTGGGAACAGCAACTCGCCAGCGGTTATGCGCCGCAGCTCCCGCAGCATCCCCACAGCCTGGCGCGGCAGCGGCACCAAGTGCTTGCGCCGCATCTTCATTCGCTCAGGGGGTATCTCCCACAACGCGGCATCCAGATCGAACTCGGCCCACCTGGCACAGCGCAGCTCTACCGTACGAGTGAACAACATCGGTAGCAGATGCAGCGCGATCACCGTCACCCTATGCCCTTTATAGCCGGCCAAGGCGCGGTAAAACTCAGCGAGATCGGCTTCGCTCATCGGCTTGGAGTGCTTGATCGGCTTTCGCTGAATCGCCCCCTTCAACGCTGCCGCTGGGTCTGCATCTGCTCGCAGGGTGGCGACACCAAACCTAAACACTGCCGAGATCCACTGCCGCACTTGCAGCGCGTAGGCCGTGGCACCACGCTTGCTCATGCGCGTGAGTATTTCCAGCACATGCGCCGCAGTGATCTCGCGCATCGGCAAGCGACCAATCCGCGGATATACCTCTGCCTCGAATACCCGCCGCGCCTGGCGCCGATAGGCCTCTGTTCGGGCAGCCAGACGCTCCTCGATCCACTCTTCCGCAACTACCTTGAAGGTGTTTCGATTCTCAGCAATCTGCTGAGCCTTCTCCGTTTGGCGAACGTGGGACGGATGGCGTCCGGCTTTCACATGCTCACGCGCAGCATCACGCTCCACCCGAGCGTCAGCTAACGTCACCTGCGGGTACGCCCCGATCGCGAATACGTTTTCCTTACCAGCAATGCGATAGCGGTACCGCCACAGCTTGGAACCGTTCGGGCGGACCTCAAGATAAAGCCCACCACCATCGGTGAGCTTGAGCGCTGCAGCGCCTGGCTTGGCCTGCCTAATCTTTACGTCGGTAAGGGGCAT